TTTCTTCCTGGTATAGAACAAGGTATAAAAGGCTATGGTAATCAAAAAAAGAAAGACAGATTATTTGAAGGTCTACAGCCTATGTTTAAAGCAGGTGCTGTACATCTTAAAAAAGATATGCATGAGTTTATTGGTGAATTATTAGATTTTCCTAAAGGAAGTCATGATGATACTATTGATGCATTTTGGTTGTCAACACAATTTGCTAAAGGCAGTAAATCAGCCAGTAAAGTAAAAAAAGTTAAAAATGATAAAGAAGAGTGGGAAAAGCCAAAAAAGACCTATAATTGGATTACAGGGGCAAGGGGTTGATTATTATAATAAATATGTTATATATTACGCAACATGATTAAATCCGATAAAAAAGCAACTTACGTTAAAGAACTTTGGGATAGATGGTCAGATGCTCGTAAAGAGTGGGAAGACCATGCTCGCGAAGATATTGATTTTTATTTAGGTAATCACTTTACAGAAGATGAGGCTGATGCTCTTGCTGAAAGAAATCAATCAAATATACCATTAGATAGAATATATTCAGCTATTGAGCAGTTTAAAGCTATTATAACATCTAAACCTCCAAAGTTTTCTGCAATGCCAAGAGAAGATTCTGATAGTGATTTAGCAGCTGTTTGGAGAACTATCATGGATTATATATGGAACATATCAGATGGTAATGAAGTATTTAAACAAACAATACACGATTATGCTGTTACAGGTTTAGGATATTTTTATGCATATGTAGACAGAGAAGCTGATTATGGTAGAGGAGAAGTTAAATTTACATATGTTGACCCATTTAGAGTTGTAGTTGACCCAAATGCGCGAAGTAAGTATTTTGATGATTCTACAGGAATGATGTTATCTACAATATTTACAAAATTTCAATTACTAGATTTATATCCACAGTTATCAGAAGAACAAGAAGATGGTAAGCTTTTAATTGACCTTGTTGAATCATATTATGAGGATGATACTTATCCATCACCAACTAACAAAAGAACAGTAGGGACATTTACACCTGATTATATAAAAGATAAAGATACAGGTGAAGGTTCACAAAAATATCAATTAATAGAATATTTTTCAAAAGTTAAAGTTCCTTATTATAGAATAATGGATGTTCAATCTGGTGAAGAAAGAATATTAGATACAAAAAATATGGAAAAGTTTTTAGCTGATGATAAAATTGCTAAAGCTTTAGAAAATGGATTAATTGATGTTGTAGAAGTACAACAAACAAGAATTAAACTTACATGTACATTAGGTCAAATAGTTTTATATGAATATATACTAAATACTGATAAATATCCTATTGTACCTGTACCAAACATTTGGACTAACACACCATATCCAATGAGTGATGTTAGGAAAAATAAAGATTTTCAAAGATTTTTAAATAAAACAATGTCTTTAATTACATCTCATGCGCAAGCATCATCTGGATTAAAGTTACTTATACCGCAGGGAAGTGTTGATGATATTGAGGAATTAGAAAGAAGTTGGGCTAATCCAAATGCAACAATTGAATATGACCCATCTTTTGGCGCTCCTCATTTTCCATCACCACAACCTTTGTCAAACTCAGTTATGCAATTACCTTCTTTAATTGAAAAGTATATTGATTTGAATATGGGTATATTTGAAATGATGCAAGGCAACAGTGCTGTTGCACCAAATACATCTTCAGCTACAATGATGTTAGAAGATTTTGGACAAAGACGTAGTAAATCTAAATTAAGAGACATTGAAGGTTCACTTAGAAGACTTGGACAAGTAATATATAATTTAGCTAAAGAACATTATACGTATAAAAAAGCATTTAGAGTAGTTCAGCCTAATAATGATATGAGCGAATATATGGTAAATGTTTATAATGATAAATCACAAGCCATAAACGAAATGATTAATGATTTAACTATTGGTCAATATGATATTAATGTTATTGGTAATTCTACAATGCCATCAAATAAATGGGGTGAATGGTCAATATATATGGAAGCATATCAAGCTGGACTTATTGATAGAACAGAAGCTTTAATGAAAACAGAAATTTTTGATAAAGAAGGTGTTCTTAAAAGAATGGATTCTGTTGCACAATTACAGGGTCAATTACAGCAAGCACAACAAGCAGTTAAAAATTTACAAGGTGATTTACAAACAGCTCACAGAGAGTCAATCTCAGCTAGAAAACGTAGTGAA